AGACTGCAGAGAGAGTGCCTTGCGCGCGGCCTGACCTGGGGATGGGAAGCTCGCCCGCCCGATGGGGGTTTCAACAAAGACCAGCTCGGGCTGTTCGCACACCCGCTTTGCGTGGGATGCGAAAAGTCGGCGATCGTTAAAGCAGAACTTCTGGAGGCAGCCGCATGATTGGAACACTGATTCAACTGATCATCATCCTCGTTATCGGCGGCCTGATTTATTACCTCATCATGCTGGCACCATTGCCGCCGCCAGCGAAGACCATCATTCAGGTGCTGGCGGTTGTGATCCTGATCCTGGTGCTGGTGGGAGTGCTGTTTGGGCACGTTCCGTTGGGACGTTCCCTGCTGGGGCTCGGGCAGGTTCCCCTCGGGGAGCACTTGGCATGATGTCCGGGCAGCAAAAGCAGGCGGTCATATCGTCCATGGGGGCGTTGACCACCTTGATCGTCAATGAAGTCATTTCGGAGGCATGTCTAATGGCAATCGTCACCCGCGTTTTCAGGCTCAAAGGCGTTCCCCTCAACCATCCCCCGGTGTTCGCGCCGGACTTTCCGGAAGAACTTGTTGTGCCGGTGGGCGGCACGGTGGATCTCGCGCCGTTCGTCACCGACCCCGACGGTGATACGCTCGCGTTCACCCTGACCGACCCGCAGGGCTTGGCCCATATTTCACCCGAAGGCGTGCTCACGGTGGACGCCGAGGGCGAAGGCGAAGTGATCGTGGAGGTGGACGACGGCAAGCCTTGAGCCGTTCGTAACCGGACTGTTCGGCTTGCATAGTTGGTGCTTTTCCTCTGTAAGGGGAAAACAACAACAAGAAGAGCGCTTCATCATGGCCAACAAGTCGAACTGGAAAACCAATTTCTGCGGCGCGCTCGTGGCGATCGGCAGTGGTCTTGCCCAAAGCCACGACCCACGCGCGCAGGTGGGTGGGCAAATCATCACCGCGCTCGCCACTGTGGCCGGGCTGGTGCTCGCGGCCGATTACAACGGTGCGTCAGCGGGTTCGCCCACTGGTTGCGACGTTTCTGTGTCGAAGTGCCCGTTGGTTGACGGGCCCGGCAAGACGCCCAGCGTAACCGTTTAGCTCCATCCCAATGTCGGTGCTGGCGTGGCGGGTCCGCGATGACCTGGCGGGCGCGCTCGCCATTGCATCGGAGGGCGCGTGAGGCCGCGGCGGGACTGGGGGCCGATCGAGCCCCACTACCGGGCTGGCGTGATGTCCACGCGCGCCATTGGCCGGATGTACGGCCTCTCGCACACCGCCCTCGAAAAGCACGCAGACAAGATGGGCTGGGTGCGCGATCTCGCGCCCAAGATCCGCAGCGCCGCGGATCTGAAAGTCGCTAAAGCTGCCGGGCGCGGCGCGGCGTCGGTGTCGGAGCCCGCAAGGACACTGACCCCGGAACGCGAGCAGGAGGTGGTGGAAGAAAACGCCGCCCTGCAGGCGGGCGCGCGCCTCGAGATGCGCCAGGACATCCAGCGCGTCGCGGTGCTGTGCAACGCCATGACCGCCGAGCTGGAGAGCGTGACCGGGCGGGCGCCCGATCTCGATCGACTGATCGACTCAATCGGCAAGCTGAAGGAGGGCTCGGCGCTGGGCGCCGACGTGGTCGACGAGCTGGGCCGGATCTTGTCGCTGCCCTCGCGCGTGTCGAGTCTTGCGAAGCTGTCCGTTTCGCTCACGCGACTGATTGCCCTCAAGCGCCAGTCCCTCGGCATCGACCAGGACGACAGAAAGGACGAAAGCCCGTTCGAGGCGTTGCTGAAGACGATCATCGCCGCCGAGCAAGTGGGCTAGAGGGGTCGCCCCAAACATGGCGATGTCCCTGGCGCGAAAGTGCGCGGCACTGAGCCGACTGCGCAAGGATCTGCCGCTCGCCGCAGAGCACTGTTATCGCATACAGGACAAGCTGGGGCGTACCGTGCCGCTCGTGTTCAACCGGGCGCAGCGGTACATCCACCAGAAGCTCGAGGAGCAAAGCGCTGCAATCGGGAAGGTGCGAGGCCTGCTCCTGAAAGGCCGGCAGCAGGGCGGCAGCACGTACATCGGCGCGCGGTTCTACCACAAGACGACGATGAACTTCGGCCAGAAGGCCTTCATCGTCGCGCACGAATCGAAGGCGACCGCGAACCTGTACGCGATGGTGAAGCGGTTCCACGCGCACAACCCGTATGCGCCGACACTCGGGAACACGAACGCGCAGGAGCTGGTGTTCGCCGAACTGGAAGGCGGCTACAAGCTCGCCACCGCCGGCACCGAGGACACCGGCCGCTCGAACACCGCGCAGTTCATGCACGGCAGCGAGTTCGCGCTGTGGCGAAAGGCGCAGGAGCACCTCGCCGGGATCGGTAACACGGTGGCCGATCTGCCCGGCACGGAGATCGTGCTCGAGTCCACCGCGAAGGGACAGGGCAACGCGTTCCACCTGCTGTGGGAAGCCGCCGAGGCGGGACAGTCGGAATGGATTCCGATGTTCGTGCCGTGGTACTGGCAGGACGAATACCGGTCCACCGTGCGCCCGGGCTTCGAGCTGTCTCCCGAGGATCGCGACTATCAGGCGGCCTACGGGCTCGACCTTGAACAGATGGCGTGGCGCGCGAACAAGATCGCCACCTACGGGCCCGGGTTCGAGTGGCTGTTCCCGCAGGAATATCCGGCCACGCCGAGCGAGGCGTTCGTCAGCTCGACGAACGACCCGTACATCATCCCGACCCTGGTCACGGCCGCCGCCACCTCGACCTACTACGACGAGGCGGCGGGCGCGCCGCTGGTGATCGGCTGCGACCCGGCCGAGTTCGGAGACGACTCGACCGCGATCGTGTGGCGCCGCGGGCGCATCGCGTTTCGGACCGAGACGTACCACGGCAAGAGCACGATGGAAGTCGCCGGCATCCTCGTTCGCATCTGGATCGAATGGGATCCCGATGCCATGTTCATCGACCGCACGGGCATCGGCGCCGGGGTGGTCGATCGACTGCTCGAGCTGCACTACCCGGTGATCGGCGTGCACAACGGCTCCGGGGCGTTCGAGAACAAGCGCTACGCGAATCGCCGCGCCGAGATGTGGGCAAACATGCGCGAATGGCTCGAGGACGTTCCGGCGCGCATTCCGGATGACCAGGTGCTGCGCGGCGATCTGTCCGCCCCGAGTTACAGCTACGACTCCTCGGGCAGGTTGGTGCTCGAGTCGAAAGAGAACATGAAAAAGCGCGGTCTGCGCTCTCCGGATCTGGGCGATGGGCTCGCGCTCACGTTCTGCGAGCCGGTGCTGCCGCGCGACCGGCAGCTGGTGCTGCGTGGCACCTCAACAACCCCCGAACCCGCGTCGCGGGCGGGCTACTGATGGAAAGGACATGCACTCACAACAAGAAGGCCAGCTCACTGGCCCACGGATTGAATGGACCCCTTCGTAGAGGCGGCAGCCGAGGCTTTCAAGGCAGACGAGCCCGCCCCGGCCCTTAACACGCTCACCCCGCTCGGCGCGCTGCTGCTGGCGGAGTTTGCCAAGGCCGAGATCGACCGGCGCGAAACCGAGGAGCGCCTCCTCAAGGATCTGCGGCAGTACCTCGGGATCTACGAGCCCGACATCGAGAAGTCGCTGGCAGGGCGCTCCAAGACGTTCACGCGCAAGACCCGCGTGAAGGTGCGTGCGGCCGACTCGCGCATGTTCGATCTGCTCTTTCCGGCTTCGAGCACGCGTAACTTTCAGGTCACGGCCACGGCCGTGCCCAAGGTGGGGCGCGAGCAGATCAACGAGATCGCCACGGACCTCAAGACGCAGCTGCAACGCGAACCGGAAGGGTGGGAAGTCGCGCAGTCGGTGAAGGAATGGGTGTCCGATCGCGCGAAGAAGATGGGCGACACCATCGACGACCAGCTCGTCGAGGCCAAATACCGGCGCCTTGCCAAGAAGGTGCTGCACTCCGGCCACGTCTACGGGACCGGCATTCTCAAAGGCCCCCTGGTCGAGCGCAAGATGCGGGCGCGCTACGTCCAGGAGCGCAGCTCCGGAAAGTGGGCCGCGCGGGTCGATTCCTACGCCACGCCGTTCGTGGACTTCGTGCCGATCTGGCGCTTTTACCCCGACATGGGGCCGACCGAGATCTGCGATTGCCGCTACGTGTATGAGCTGCACCGCATGAGCAAGCACGCGCTGCAGAAGCTGGGCGAGCGCAAGAGCTTCGACGGCCCCGCCATCAAAGCCTACCTGCTCGCCAACCCGAAGGGGCAGATGCGGCCTCGCACCGTCGAGACCGAGCTGCGCCAGTTGGGCGAGCGCAATACCCTGAGCGAACTCAACAGCGGGCAGTACGAGATTGTCGAGCGCTGGGGCTGGCTCGACGCCGACGCGCTTACCCAGGTGGGGGTGAAGATCCCGCTCGAGCGCATGCACGAGACGTTTTTCTCGAACGTCTGGGTGCTGCCCGACGGCACCGTGGTCAAGGCGGTCCTGCAGCAGTTCGACTCGCTCGCCGATCTTTATCACCTCTACCAGTTCGACTCCAACGAGACGAACATCTTCGCCAACGGGATCTCGGCGATCATGCGCGACGACCAGGACGCCATCAACGCGTCGACCCGCATGATTCTGGACAACGGCGCGATCACCTCCGGCCCGCAAATCGAGGTCAACGTGCGCGCCATGTCGGGGCTCACCGACCTCACCACGCTCACGCCGTTCAAGCTGTGGCTGCGCACCGGCGAGGACGCCGGCAGCCCGGCGCTGCGCGCGATCAACTTCGACAGCCACCTCACCGAGTTGATCCAGATCCGGCAGCTCTTCGACGAGAACGCGGACGAGGTCACGTCGATCCCGCGCTATCTGTCCGGCGAGAACCCGGTCCAGGGCGCCGCCGGCACCTCCACCGGCATGTCGATGCTGATGGGCGCGGCGAGCATTGGCTTCAAGGATCAGGTCGCCGATTACGACGAAGGCATCACGAAGCCGTTCATCACGGGCCTGTACCGCTGGAACATGCGTTTCAACCCGGATGAGTCGATCAAGGGCGATTTCGACGTGTCCGCGACCGGCGCATCGTCGCTGGTGGCCAAAGAGGTGCGCTCGGCGCAGCTCGCGCAGTTCGGCCAGAGCATCCAGGCGGAGGAGCGACCCTTCGTCAACTGGTACAAGCTCCTGCGCCAGCGGGTGCTCGCCTCGGAGATTCCCGAGGACGTGTTGAAGGACGAGGACACGGTCAAGCGCGAGGAGCAAAGCGATGAGGCCAAACGCCAGCAGGAGCTGATGCGCAAGCAGCAGGAACTCACGGTCTCGCTGCTGGAGAACAAGGTTGCGAAGCTCGCCGCCGAAATGGAGAAGCTCCACGCGGCGACCGTGCAGGCGAACGTCGATGCCGCCTATGCAGCGATGCAGGCCGGTGGCGTGGCGGCCATGAACGTAGCCGCCGCCTCGGGCGGCGACGAGATCCTGCGCTCGGCCGGTTGGGTGGACTCGACACCGCAGGACACCACCAGCACCGCCGTCGAGGAAGGGCCCGCTGCCGAAGCGGCGCAACCGGGGTTGTTGCCCGCGGTGAACCCGAATGTCGCCCAGGCGCAGCCTGTCGCGCCCCGCGTCGGCTCCCTGGCCGGACATGAGCGCGGCATCCGTACCCCGGAGATCGAACAGTGACGAGCACGCAGGAGTTGATGGAGATGCTGGCGGAGCTGCGCGCCTATCGCGGCACCGAAGCGTACTTGGCGATGCAACGCTTCCTGAAAGCGCTGCAGCGGTCCTACGGCGATGATCTGCCCCTGATCACGGCGGAGACCCTGGCGCGCAAGCAGGGTGCCGCAGCGCAGTGTTTTCTGCTGTACAAGGCGCTCACCGATGAGGCGCTGCTAGAGGTGCCCAGAGTTTGATCGCGCCTGCCGTTCCTTGTTTGGGCGGAATGTTTGGGGAAACTGATCACCCTTGGGGGGGGCGGCAGGATGCGATCAACGACGTTTTTGAAACCGACTAAGGAGAATTCATGAACACCGCCCAGCAGAAGCAGGATGACGAGGATTTCGCCACTGCCTTCAACGATTCGAGCGCCGATGGCGCCGCCCCGGTAAGAACCGACGAGGAGGAGTTCGGTGCGCCCAGCGCGCCCGAGCAGGCGATGGACGAAGCCGAGCCGGCCACCGCCGAGGCGGCGCCTGCAGCCGAGCCCGCCGCGGAAGCGCCCGCCGCCGAAGAGCCCGCAACCCCGCAGGTGGAGGAGCCGACGAGCAGCGTCGATGTGAGCCCCACGCCGGGCGAAGCGGTCGAGGGCGAAGCGCTCACGGCCGAGGATGAGCAGCGCAAACGCTCGTGGGAAGGAAGGCTGAAAGCGCGCGAAGCGGAACTGAAGGCGCGCGAGGACGCGCTTGCCGGCCGCGAGGTGGATCTGACGCCGCCGCCCACTGAGGAACCGGGGCAGGAGGCCGTCAACTTCGCCGACGGTGGCGAGGCACAAGCAGCGCCGGACTACGCCGCGATCGTCGCCGAGGACTTCGGCCCCGACTTGCTGAAGGCGTTTGAGGCGATCGCCGACCAGCGCGCCCAGGCGCGCGCGGAAGACGCCGCACGCCGGGTGGTGGGCGAGATGAGCGGCAAGAGCGACGAGCGCATCAGCGCGCTCGAGGCGGAGCTGAACGAGGCAATCGACTCGCTGAACAACATGCACATGGGCGACCTCGAGGACGCGCACGGCGACTTTCGTGAGGTCATTGCCAGCCCGGAATTCGCGCAGTGGAAAGCGACGCTGCCCGAAGCCGCGCGCGCCCGGGTGGATCGCGCGAGCGCCGGGGGCTCGGCGCAGCAGTGCATCAAGGTGCTGAACGATTTCAAGGCGGCCCTTCCGTCCAACGAGCCCGCTCCGGCTGACGGTGTGACCGACGACGAGCTGGAAGCAGCCGAAGGGGTTCGATCCTCGGGGCTCAAGCTGCCGTCCCTGGTCGGCCCCGGGACCGAAGGATTCGAGGACACCTGGAAAAACCTCCCGGACTGAGATTCAGCACGGGGATCTGGCGTGCGCCCGGTTATTGCGAACGGATGCACCGTATCAAACCGAGCCGGAGCGGTATACCTCACGGCAAAGAAGAAGAAGGACCGCTTCACGGTCAGCACGAAGCCCGCGCCGCCGTTTTAAGCGCGCCTGCCAAAGCGATACGCCCGCTCCGCGCGGGTGCCGCCTTTGAGCGCTTATCGGGGCACACGGGAAAGCTCGTCGAACGCTACGTGGTTCTTTCGGAAATAGCCGTCAGCATCTGACCCTGCCCGATCGTGGCAAGGCGCGGTGTTTGACGCGAGACGCAAAAGACCAACAACAACGTCAATCGAAAGGACACCATCATGACTCAAACCGTTTACGGCGACATTTCGCCCCGTACCGCGGCGTACGCGGAAAAGGAACTCCTCAAGCGCGGCCTGCCTTACCTCGTGCTGGAGAAGTTCGGCCAATCCAAGCCGCTGCCCGAGCGCAGCTCGCGGGTGATCAAGTTCCGCCGCTACTCCGCGCTCACCAACACCCCGGTGGCCCTGACCGAAGGCGTGACGCCGGCTGGCCAGACCCTCACCTCGACCGATGTCACGCTGTCGCTGAACCAGTACGGCGACAAGGTCGGCATCACTGACGTGATTCTCGACACCCACGAGGATCCCGTCCTCGACGAGGCGATTACGCTGATCGGCGAGCAGGCCGCGCAGATGATCGAGATCATGCGCTTTGGCGTGCTTCGCGCCGGCACCAGCGTGCAGTACGCCAACGGCGCCGCCCGCGCTGCGGTGAATACCGCGCTCTCGCTCGACGTGCAGCGGCGCGCGATCCGCGCGATCAAGCGGCAGAACGGCCGCCCGCTCACCAAGATCGTGCGCTCCACCGCCTCATGGGGCACGGAGAACATCTCGCCTGCCTTCATCGGCCTGATTCACACCGACCTCGAGCGCGACGTGCGCGACATGCCGGGATTCGTGCCGTCCGAGAAGTACGGCAGCATCACCCCCTGGGAAAACGAGATCGGCAAGGTGGAGGACACGCGCTACCTGTCGTCCACGATCTTCGCGCCCTGGGCCGATGCGGGCGGCGCCAAGGGCACGATGATTTCCACGACCGGCACCAGTGCGGACGTGTATCCGGTCCTGTATCTGGCGGCCAACGCCTACGGTCTGGTTGCGCTGAAGGGCATGTTTGCCGTGACGCCTATGGTGGTCAACCCGAAGCCGTCGGATTCCGATCCGCTGGCGCAGCGCGGGCATGTGGGCTGGAAGAGCATGCAGGGCGCCGTGATTCTGAACGACGCCTGGATGGCGCGGGCGGAAGTCGCCGCTACGGCATAACGCCCCTGGTCGAAGGGCCCCGTCTGGGAATTCACGGGGCGGGGCCTTTCTCCATGTTCAACCCACAAAGGAGATCCCGATGACCGCCGTCAGCGTCAAACGAACCACCAACCAGATCGGCTCGGCCCAGGAGGGCTACCGACTCTTCAAGTTGCTCAGTGCCATGCAAGCCGACCTCACGGCCCTGCGCGCTGCCGTCGTGGTAATCACCGCCAAGCTGGACGCGGATGCCACCGTCACCGATACGGACTACGGCGCGGCCAATCCCGCGGCGCTCAACACCGTGCCCTGACCCACGAAGCCGCCCCTCGAAGGCGGCGAGCTAACCGGGCGTGCCTTCCCGCGCGCCCTTTGAGGCCCCTACTCCTCCCCCGAGTCGGGGCCTTTCCCTTTTTGGAGAACAAGAAAAATGGCAAACCAGCACACCACCAAGAGCGCGAGCACCGAGGTACGCGTGTCCACCATCGAGGCCACCCCGACGGTTCCGGCCGTGCAGGACGGCGCCCACGACAGCCAGGAGTTTTCGGTCAACCGCAGCTGGATGTCCGGCGCAAAGGTCCGCTGCGTGATTCTTTCCGGCCAGGACGATGTCAGCAAGGCGCCGGTCTACGTGTCGGTCAATGACTACGACGCCCAGTTTCCGCGCGACAAGGAGGTGGTCATTCCGGCCGAGGCCTTCGACGCGCTCTCGAACGGGGCGGTCTACGAGTTCCTCGGGCGCAGCGAGAACGGCGACATCGTCACCAAGAAGATCCGCCGCTTCCAGTTCGAGATCTACGAGCGCATTCCGGCTCCGGCTCCGGCTCCTGCGCCTGCGGCGTCCTGATCCCCGCGGCAGGTTCCGGCGATGGGACAGACTCTCGTACGCGACGCGCTGCATCGCGTCTCCTCGCAGCTGCTCGACATCGAGCCGCAGTGGGTGACGTGGCCAGAGCGCGATCTGGTCGATTGGTTGAACGATGGCGCGCGCGCGATCGCCAAGTTCCTTCCCACCGCTGGCGCCCGCATCGACGCGATTCAGTTGAGCCCCGGCACGCGCCAGTCGATCCGAAAGATTCTCGCCGCGCGCATCAAGCCCGGTGACGGATCGGCCGCCGCGGACACCTACGGCATCATGCTGCTCGACGGGGTGCGCAATATGGGCGCTGACGGCGTCACGCCGGGTGACGCGGTACGACTGGTCACGCGCGAGCTGCTCGACGGGCTCAACCGCGCGTGGCACGTCACAGCGGGCAGCGGCGTGATCGAGCAGATCACCTTCGACCCGCGCACCCCGCTCGACTTCTATGTGCAGCCCGGCGTGCCCGCGAGCCCCGCGGTGTGGATGGAGGTCGCCTACTGCGCCAATCCGCAGCCGATACCGAACAGCGGCACCCCGGGCTTTGAACTCTACAACGCCTCGGGCAGCTCCGCGGCAACCCTGCCCCTGGGCGACGAGTTCGTGGACGATCTGGTGAACTACGTGCTCGCGCGCGCCTACATGAAAAGCCCGGAGAAGGCCGCGATGGCGGCCGAGGCCAAGCAGTCATTCCTCGCCTCGCTCAACGCGCAGGTGAAGGCCGCCACCGGCAAGAACCCCAACCTGACGATGCTCCCGTTCACCCCGGGGATCGCGGCAGCGGAGAAGTAACCCATGCCCTCGCCCAACCTGGACGCGCTCTTTCCGAGCCTCTTGCCGCGCCTGCCCTCGTGCCCGTATGACCTGGTGCGCAACGCCGTGCGCGAAGCGGCGCGTCGATTCTGTCGCGACTCGAAGGTGTGGCGCGTGTTTCTCCCGCCCATCCCGGTCGTGGATGGACAGGGCACCTACGCCCTGACCCCCGAAGACGCCAACATCGAGGTGGTCGACGTGCACAGCGTCAAGAACTCCGCCGGCTTGCCTTTGCACCCCAAAACGCTGGATCAGCTTGCGCGCGTGCTGCCGAACTGGTCGAGCGCCGTGGGCTCGCCGGTCTGGTTCAGCGTGCAACTGCCCATGACCCTGACCGTTCATCCGACCCCGATGAACACCCCGGCGCTCGCCGTGTTGAACGTGCGCGTCGTGCAGGCGCCGACCATGGCAAGCGGCGACCTCGATCCGCTCCTCACGGTGCGCTACAGCGAGGCCCTGGTCGCCGGTGCGCTCGCGAATCTGTTCGCGATGACCGACGAGGCATGGTCACGGCCGCGGGAGGTGGACAAACAGACAGCGAACTTCCTGCGCGACATTGATCTGGCGAAGATCGACGTGGTGCACGAGCATGCCGTGGGCAATCTCGTGGTGCAGCCGCGCCGCTTTGGGAGGCCGTGACCCATGACCTTGAGCGACCTGATCGCGGAATTCCGCCGCGAAGCCGACGATCGCGTCACGCCCTATCTGTGGTCGCGCGAAGACCTCACGGCGTACGCCAACGACGGTGAACGGGAGGCCGCGCGCTCGGCGCTGCTGCTGCTCGATTCGTCGTCCTCGGTGCCGTGCAGCTACGCGGTGAGCGCGGGCGACGGGATCATTGCGCTCGATTCCCGGGTGCTGCGCATCACGCGGGCGCGTCTCGCTTCGGTGGCGGCGCCCCTGGCGATCGTGTCCACGCGCACGCTGGACATGCAACGGCCCGCGTGGGAATCCGAGACAGGCGTCCCGCGCATACTGATTCCCGACTGGCAGACCGGCGTGGCGCGCCTTGCGCCCATCCCCGACGCCGACGATGCGCTGCACCTGTCGGTGTTCCGGCTGCCGCTCGACGACATGAAAGACGCGGGCGACGAACCCGAGATTCACGTCGAGCATCACCCCGCCCTGGTGCATTGGATGCTTTATAGAGGCTACATCCGGCCTGACACGGACACCTTCAGTGCGCAGGCCTCGGCGACCCACCTCGCGGCATTCAGGGAGCGATTTGGACCGGCGCCGACGCAGTCCGATCGCATGCGCCGTGAGAGCGATCGCACCCGCTACGAGGAGGCCAAGTAAAAGCCTGAAACGAGAAAAAAAGAAAAGCGCCGCCACCCAAGCGGCCGGATCCGGGCGTCCACGAGATGCCCACTTCAGAGGGGCTCTGCACTCCATGGCGGGGCCCTTCTCTTTTTTACTGCTCCACCGGAGACCCAGCGCACCGTGACCACCTCTGCACGATGGGACAAGTTCCGCCTCGAGCGCGGCGCGACGTTCGACCCCCTGTTCACCTACAAGACCACCGACGGAACACCCGTCAATCTGGCCGGGTGCACGGCGCGCATGCAAATCCGTCCCGAGGTCGATAGCACAGTCGTAATCGCCGACCTCACCACGGAAAACGGCGGCATCACGCTCGGCGGCACCGCCGGCACCGTGCAGCTGTTCATGAGCCCGACCGACACCGCCGCGATTGATGCCCGGTACGAGTCCGCCTGTTACGACATCGAAATCGTGTTCTCGCCGACGCGCGTCTACCGCGTACTCGAGGGCAAGCTAAAAATCACCAAGGAGGTGACACGATGAAGCCCTCGCTTGTGCGCGCTCTTCTCGCGCTTTCCCTGTTCGCGGGCGCCGCCCAGGCCGCCGACATCATCATCCCGTGGCAGGTGCGCGCCGATGCGGACCCCGCCTGCAAGCCCGCCGTGCCCGAAGTCGTGCGCTGGTGCCTGCCGGACACGGAAAGCTCCCTGCCGCTGCGCAACGCCGTGCATGCGCAACAGGCCCTCCTGAGTCTGGGCAACCACCTGAACGCCGCATGGGTCGTGGTCCCGTCCCGGACCATGACCGAAGCCCAGTGGAACGCCTTTATTGCGCAGGTGGCGTGGGCGAAGGCCGATGCCGAAACCTACGCCACCACCTTTGACCCGGCCAAGTTTCCGACGCAGACCCTGGCGGACATGAATGCACTGGTCCTGAAGGGACAGAACTGCACCGGCGGCGGCGATCCGACCCTGCAGGCGAAGCTCGACAAGGCACTGGCCGACAACAAGACCGTGACCGCAGCGCTCGCCAAGGCGCAGGCGGACCTCAAGACGCTGACCGACAAAGTCGCTGCGGCGAGCACGCAGCTCGCAGCGCTCACCAAGGACAAGGCAGACCTCACGGCCGCACTTACCAAGGCGCAGGCGGATGTCCTCGCTGCCAACAAGGCCCGGGATGACGCGGTCGCGCTCTCAGCCACCCATCGTGCGCAGCGCGATTGGGAGAAAAGCCGCGCCGACACCGCCGAGGCCGGGCTGAAGAGCACGGAGGAAGCGTTGGCGACGGCGAAGAAAGCGGCAGAGGAGGCCAACGTGTGCATCGTCACCGGCCAGAAGGAGTTAGCCAGTGCCATCGAGGAGCGCGACGCCGCCCTCGCCGCCCTGGCGCCCTCGAAGAACCTGCTGCTGCAACTGAAAGCGCTGCTCAGTCCGGTGGAGTGAATGGGCGGTGCCCGACGACACGTTCGTTGTTGAAATCGCGGAGCCCTCGCGGATCGTAGAGATCGCGCCGCAGGGCGCCGTCCTGGAAATCGGCGCGGGCCCGACCATCGAGGTCGTGGCCGAGGGCGTCGTGTTCGAGATCATCGGCGCCGGTGTGCAGGGTCCGTCCACCGTCGTCGAGCTCGACGCGCAGGCGCTGCTGGTTCTCGAGGACCGGTCGCAGATCATTGAGCTGCCGGCGCAGCAGGGCTTGCCCGGCCCGCGCGGTCCGGCCGGTTCCGGGGCGCTGCCCTCCATCGCATTCGCCTATGGCGACGCGACGCCGAAACCGCTGGTCGAGCTGACCGGGGCGCTCGCGAGCGTGGAGCTGGACATTGCCGTGCCCTTCGACGGGGTCGGCGCGCGTCTGAGCATCGGCACGCTCGCGCAGCCGGAGCGCTTTCTCGCCCGCACCGACAACGACCCGACGCTGGTGGCCACCTACTGCGCGGCCCCCGCGCGCGAGGCGCTCAGTGCGCTCGTCGTGTACCTGTTCATCACACCCGGCTCCAGCGCATCTGCGGGCGCCGGGACTATAACGCTAACAGTGAGGTAAAGAACATGAGCATTTTCCACGACGCACTCGGCACGCTGAGGGGGTACTTCAAACTTGGCCTCGCCGGTGTGCGCCTGAAGGACGCCTCGGGCAACCTCGCCGTGCGCACCTCGAACGACTCGGCCGATGCGCAAGTCACCGCCAGCCAG